AAGTGACCAAAGACGGCGGAAGTATGAGCGTTGGCGAAGCTCGAGCAGTTATTGATGATTATTTTGGCGCCTTCTGGAAACTCAAAGAGTGGATAGAGAGCACGAAAGCCAGTATTGAGAGAGACGGGTATATTTACTCGCCTTTTGGACGCAAGCGTCGGCTACCGAACGTTGCATCTGACAATAAAGGTGTTCGTGGGCACGAAATTCGTTCGGGGCTGAACTTCGTTGTTCAGTCTGCGGCATCTGATATTAATTTGCTCGGTGCGATTGATATGCACTCGTACATTCAAACAAACAAGATGAAGTCTCGAATCTTCGCACTGGTACACGACTCGATTCTTGCGGAAGTTCCTCAAGAAGAAGTAGTAGAGTATCGAGAAAATCTTCAAAGATTCATTCAAATGGACCGCGGAATTTATATTTCGGGCGCTCCCGTTGGATGCGACTTTGATGTTGGCGAAGACTATTCGATGGGTAAGTTTGTAAAACAATATGGTGATAAATTACAAACACTTGGCATCAGTTGAGTTTCCCGTCTACGGTGTGCAGTCGGATGATGTGCATACCGCAGACGGAATTTTATGGCTAGACAATAAGGTTCTAGATGATCGAAATCAGCTCGGGGCCACACTTGGCGCAAGGCGCTTACAAACCCCGCATAAGCTATTTCCTCTTCGCAAGAGCTTTAGCTTTGTGTCAGAAATGCTACAGTCCCGATATAAGCATTTTATTGATTCAAAGGGGAACTTTTTTACTTACGAGAAAACTCTCTATACAAAAGTTCGCTACCATAAGATTTTAACTAGGTCGTTGAGAGACACCGGTACAGTTCTCAAACTAGAAGGAGTATTTGCTCCGCTTGTTGTCTCTCGACCTCCTCCTCCGGGAAAAACATGGGTTGGTATGCTATACTTCAAGGGTTATCCTTGGCTACCCTATGATTATGCAGAGGACTACTCTGCTGATATACGAAGGAAAATCTGAATGTCGAAAAAGCGAACTAGAACTCTCGCTTCAGTAAACTTTACAATTCCAGAGATTGAACCGCTAACAAGAAACCAGTTAGTAGCTTTTGAAAGTACAAAACATATGGTTCTATGCGGAGCCGCAGGTACTGGTAAAACTTTTATCTCCCTATACCTTGCTTTTGATGATATTGCAAAACAAGAGTATGATAAAATTATTCTAGTACGAAGTGCAGTACCTACACGGGACATGGGCTTTCTACCCGGCACAGATAAAGAGAAAGCTAAGGTATATGAAGAGCCTTACTATGCAATCGCCAATGAAATCTTTCAGCGAGGTGATGCTTACGAGATTCTCAAGAAGCACAACGTAGTCAACTTTATGACTACTTCGTATCTTCGAGGTCTTACAGTAAGAGACTCTGTAGTTATCGTAGATGAGTGTCAGAATATGACATTTCATGAGCTAGATTCAATCATTACGCGAGTAGGTGAGAATTCTAGAATTATTTTCTGCGGTGACTTTGCACAAGCGGATTTGCCGAAAAACGGCATGAAAGAGTTTCTACAAGTTCTAAATGAAATGTCCGAGTTTGATATTGTTGAGTTCGGTATTTCAGATATTGTGCGTAGTAGCTTTGTTAAAAAATATCTAATTGCGAAACATTCACTCGGCCTATGAAAGCAGTAATTTCCAACAGAATTTATCTTGAAGTTACGCCGGAGTACAAGCAAAAACTTCTTGATGAATTAAGTTACACGATTCCTCCTGCTCGCCAGGATGACCCTCCTGTAACTTTACGAAATGTTGGAATTATTCGGTCGAATCTTGTTTCGATTCCCTCCGGCAGGGTGGACTTAATTCCAGAAGGCTATGAAATAGTCGAGAAGCGAGTTCACTCTCCGGTTTCTTTTCCAGAGTTTCGCGGAGTTTTGAGGCCCGCTCAGCAAGAAGTATATGACAACCTAGAAGATAGTTGTATTCTCAATGCTTGGGTGTCTTTTGGAAAAACGTTTACAGCCCTGGCAGTTGCTGGAAAGCTGGGACAGAAAACTCTCGTAGTAACTCATACCGTCGCACTGAGAAATCAGTGGGTACGGGAAATTGAGAAAGTATATGGATTTAAACCTGGTATTATCGGGAGCGGTCATTTTGATACTAGCACTCCCATTGTTGTGGGAAATGTCCAATCCCTTTACAAGAAAGTAGCGGAAACAGCAACTCTGTTCGGCACAATTATTCTAGATGAAATGCACCATGTAAGTAGCCCCACTTTTTCTAAAATTATTGATAAAAGCTATGCTCGCTACAAGATTGGACTCTCTGGAACGATTGAAAGAAAGGACGGAAAGCACGTTGTATTTCGCGATTACTTCAGTCCAAAGATATTTAAGCCACCGCCCGAAAACTTTATGGTACCACAGGTACACCTAATTCGGAGTGAAGTTAGATTTCCTGACGGGGCTAGAATACCTTGGGCAACTCGTATTAACGCTCTCGCGTTTAATGAAGAATATCAACACTCAGTGGCAATTATGGCTGCTGCTTACGCTGCTAAAGGACACAGGGTTTTAGTAGTGTCAGATCGAGTTCGGTTCTTGAAAAACTGCGCCGAACTTGTAGGCGATAAAGCAATAAGTGTTACGGGTGAGATACCGCATGAGCAAAGAGAAAACCTCATGTCTTTTATAAAAACGGGAGAGAAACAAATATTGTTTGGAACACAAAGTATCTTTTCGGAAGGTATTTCTCTAAATGAGCTTAGCTGTATCATTCTGGGGACTCCAATCAATAATGAGCCCCTTCTAACACAGCTTGTTGGAAGAGTTCTAAGAAAGCAAGAAGGAAAATTACAGCCTGTTATTATTGACATTCAACTCAAGGGTAAGACTGCTCAAAAACAGGCAAAAAATAGACTTGGCTTCTACATGAAGCAAGGTTGGGAGATTAAAACTATATGAACCTTCGGATTCTAAATTTGCTAAAAGAGAAGTATCAAACTGAGATTCTTCTTCACGTTGAAAATATTAATAATCTAATCAGCAATTCTGTGGGTGTAGCAGAGCATCCCGATGTAGTTGCAACCATTGAGTCAGAACTTGACAAGATTGCTTCCTTGAGCGATAAGATTGAAGCCCTAAGCTGGGTGCTTCCTAAAAAATAGTTCTTGACAAATTTGGTCTTCTTTGATATAATATGAGGTTCCCATGATAGGTCTAAGACAAAAAATTGAGGAAAGAATGGATCGCCTTCAAGAGGCAATGGAATCTAATCTTCACCTCTCTGATCCAGAAGTAGTTGAAGAAATGATTGCGGGTGTGTCAAAGTTCTGGCAGGTTCTCAGTGACGAGGATAAGGACTATATTCATGGAGCCCGTTATGCGCTAGAAGAAGATGTTTCTTGGGAAATTGACCAGGAGCCTTCTTCTTACGACGAATATCAAGATCTTTTTGGTGGAGATGACTGGGACCACGGCCAGTACGATGATTCTTTTTAATTGGAAAAGAATACACAAATACTCTGGTGGGTCGGTTCGAGAAATACTAACGATAATTCATTTGTTGACTTATCGACTTCCTCCAAAAAATAAGCAAGACCCTAGCTACAAGTATTATGGTATTAACTTTGCTGGAGACAGCTTTTTGGTAAATCCAGAAATGCTTTTTCGTACTAGAAGGCAGTACGAAGACAAAGAGTTAGCTCAATATATTGGGCTAGCAAGTTTGAGAAGCTACGGCGAATACAAAGCCTTCAAAACCACAACCTTAGACTTTCTGGCCTGCAAAGGGAAGAAAGACATCATTGACAAAAATAGGCTTCTTTGGCTAGAGAGTGACAAAGTTCACTTCAAATACGAAGAAGTCGCTTAGGAGAAAATAACATGGCACTAGCATTTGGTAAAGCAAAAGGTTCTGCTCAGAAGTCCAACGTAAAGCAGTATGAGTACAAGAATGGTGATAACAAGATTCGTCTTGTGGGCGGAATTCTTCCTCGCTATGTATACTGGATTAAGGGCGACAACGACAAGAATATTCCGATGGAATGTCTGTCTTTTGATCGCGAAACGGAAGCCTTCGCAAATAAGGAAAAAGACTGGGTTCGCGAGTTTTATCCTGACCTCAAGTGTGGTTGGAGCTATGCAATTCAGTGCATTGACCCCAATGACGGCGAAGTCAAAGTCCTTAATCTAAAGAAGAAGCTGCTTGAGCAGATTATGCTTGCCGCAGAAGATTTGGGCGATCCTACCGACCCTGAGACTGGGTGGGATGTTCATTTCAAGCGTGTCAAGACGGGGCCTCTTCCTTACAATGTTGAATATCAATTTCAACCGTTGAAGTGCAAGCCTCGCCCTCTTACCGATGAAGAGCGTGATGCAATCGCAAATGCAAAGTCGATTGACGAGCTTCTTCCTCGCCCTACGGCAGATGCCCAAAAAGAACTGCTTGATCGCGTAATGAATCAAGCAGGTGACGAAGTTGACGAGTCCATTGAAGATGAGTTCGATATCGAATGATTCTATTCACCGCAGATTGGCATATTAAGCTCGGGCAAAAGAATGTTCCAGTAGCCTGGGCAAAGAATCGCTATAATATGTTCTTTGAACAAGTACATGAGATTAGCGAGTCTGTAGATATGCACATCATTGGTGGAGACTTGTTTGACCGTATGCCAACTCTTGAAGAATTGGAACTCTACTTCTCGTTTATTCGGGAAGTAAGAGTTCCGACTCTTATTTTTGACGGCAATCACGAAGCTACTAAAAAGAATCAAACTTTCTTTACAAATCTTGCAGCAGTAACAAAAGCAATCAACTCTCAAGTAGAGGTGTTAGCTGAAACTCGAGAGTATGACGACTTTAGTATTCTACCTTACTGTGATCTACATAAGAAAGGTCAAATAGAAGAACTAAACAAGTCAAAGCCTCTTTATACTCATGTGAGAGGAGAGATTCCTCCTCATGTGAAGCCGGAGGTTGATTTAGATCGTTTTAGTGATTTTCCGATTGTTTATGCTGGAGATTTACATTCTCACTCAAATACGCAAAGAAACATAGTCTATCCAGGGTCTCCAATGACGACGAGCTTTCATCGCTCCGAAGTCTCGACGGGGTATCTACTGATAGAGGGAACCGAGTGGTCCTGGAAAGAGTTTGATCTTCCACAGCTTCTGAGAAAAACGGTAACTTCTCCGAATGAAATGGTACCTACAGAATACCATCACACCATTTACGAAATAGAAGGCGATCTGGCAGAACTCGCAAATGTGAAGTCGTCAGAGCTTCTTGATAAGAAAGTGGTAAAACGTAGTTCTGAAGCTACGTTACTTCTCGATAAAGGAATGACAATTCAAGAAGAGCTGTCGGAGTACTTACTCTATATTCTTGAACTTCCTGAAACCACTGTGAAAGACGTTGTTGGAGTTTTTAGTGATTACGCTAAACAAGTTAACGTGGAGTAATTGCTTTTCTTATGGTCCAAACAACACAATGGACCTACAGGAGAGCGGCCTGACACAAATTGTCGGTACTAACGGTGTGGGAAAGTCGTCTATTCCTCTTATACTAGAAGAGATTCTTTACAACAAAAATTCAAAGAATGTAAAGAAAGCCGATGTACCCAATCGTTATGTGAATGCGGGGTATTCAATTCATCTAACATTCACAAAAGATGCAGACCAGTATGAAATTGATTTAGATCGAAAGTCTTCTCTTAAAGTAAAGTTTCTAAAGAACGGAGAGGATATTTCTTCTCATACAGCTACAAATACTTACAAGTCGATTCAGGAAGTTATTGGCATCGACTTCAAAACCTTTAGTCAGCTAGTTTACCAGAACACAAACTCGAGTCTTCAATTTCTGACGGCAACAGATACTAATCGAAAAAAGTTTCTGATTGATTTGTTGAATCTTGATGAATACGTTGAATACTTTGAAGTGTTCAAAAAGCTGGCAAAAGACGTAAACATTGAAGTCACTAGCTTGACTTCGCAAATTAATACCATTGAAAAGTGGTTGAACGATAATAAATTGAGCACTACAGAGGCACAGCCTCTGCTCGAAATTTCTATCGACACGGAAGATGACGAGAAGTTACTCGGTAGTCTTTCGACTAAAATCGAAAATATTTCCAAAAACAATAAAATAATTTCGAGAAATAATCACTATAAAGATCAGCTTTCTAAGTTAAACTTCTCTGAGATTTCAAAGATACCTGCTACAGAGTATCAATCTCACGAGAAAGAGACAAGCCAGCTTGGAGCGATTCGAGCAGAGAAAAAGGCTGCGGAAACTGTTCTTGAAAAAACGAAGAAACTAGGTAATCAATGCTACACTTGTGGACAAGAGATTGACGAAGAATTTAAGTCAGGTATTGTCTCGGAGCAAGAATCTAAAATTGCACAACTTACAGAGCAGGCAAAAGAGATTTATGCTCGTGTGGAAGAGATTAAACAAAATAACGAACTCTTTGAGA